CAAAGCATCTAGCCTATTTAATGGCTTAAATACAGCAAATCAGCCGAAACTAGAGCTAACTGGTCAGGATTGCTCAGTGCATAATTATGCAGCGCCATACATGCCACGCCTTGAAACTGGGGTGTGTCGTGATGGCAAAGTTTTTGCGGATGGTGTCAGTTTGTGGGCGCTTGAGCATTTAGGTGTTGAGCTTATGGATTGGCAAAAGCATGTGATTAGCGGGTTTATGGCGCATGATGAGCGCGGCGATCTGTTGCACCGGCAGGCGCTTGTTTCGGTTGCCCGGCAAAACGGTAAAAGCCTTATGTTGCAAAGCTGTTTGGGTTTTTGGCTTACTGAGATGCCTAAATTGCGGGGTGCACCCCAAACTGTGATTACTACAGCTCACCGGCTCGATCTTGCCATTGAGATGTTTCAAACAGTTGCCCCAATTCTTGAGGAAAAGTTTGGCGCAATTTTGACTTGGGCGGTCGGGCGTAATGAAGCCAATTTGCCGGATGGCACACGCTGGCTTGTGCGCGCTGCAACCCCAAACTCATTTCACGGTTTAACAGCTGACGCAGTGTTTATTGATGAATTGTGGGCGGTGTCGCCTGACGCGGTTTCTATTGGTTTGATGCCAACTATGCGAACAAGGCGCAGCCCGCTTATGTTGATGACTTCAACAAGCGGCGATCAGAGCTCGGTAGAGATGCTGCGTTGGCGTGAGCAGGGTTTGCGGGCGATAGATGAAAAGAAAACAGGCAGCCTATATTTCGCGGAATTTTCGCCACCAAACTCGATAGATCCAATGAGCGCTGAAGCTTGGGTGCTGGCAAACCCCGCGATAGGGCACACATTGAGCATCGCGGTATTGGAAAGCGAAGCGCAGCAACCAAACAGAAACGCTTTTCTGCGCTCAAGCGTAAACCTTTGGACTGCCAGCGCTAACGGCTGGCTTCAGCCCGGCATTTGGGATGAGCTCAAAACATCCGAACCAATGCCAAAAGGCGGTGTGCTATCCATCGAGCAATCACAAGATGAAAGCCGCTATGTGGGTGTTCGCGCCGCAATGAACAACGCAGGCAAGATCCAAGTTTGTTTAGAGTTTGTTAAAGACACTTTGCAAGATTGCTGGCAAGCCGTAGAGCAAGCATGCCAAGACCAAACCACCCGCCTACTGATCACCCCAGCTTTCGAGATGAGTTTGCCACCCAAATTTGCGCGCCGCTCATCAATGGTTGGCAATCGTGAGCTGCAACGCTGGACAGCAGCCACCCGCGCCGCCATCCTAGAAAAGCGCATTGTGCATGACGGATCAACACTTTTTGCACAGCATGTTGAAAGAGCGGTAGCGGTAAAAAATCAGGGTGCGGTTACTTTGTCATCGATCAGATCACCCGGACCAATCGAGCTTGCCCGCTGTTTAGTGTTCGCCACAGCGATGGTTTCCAAACCGGCAAATGTTGGCAAACCCACGATCATTTACGCAAACGGCTAACATAATTTGCGGGTGGCTGCCGAGTGAAACTTTCTCGGATTACTGCGGCAGCCACCTATCACAAACAACAAAACACTTTTGAGGCATACTTAGCGCATGGGAATTTTTAACCGCAATAACCAAAAAGCGATGATCAGCGAGCAACCAAAAAAAGCTGCAGCTGCAGGCGGTTATTCAGTTAGCTCAAACAGCAACACAAGCATGATTGGCGAGTATTACAGCTATTACGAAGCCGCAAGCAGACAAAAAGCAATGAGCCAACCCACAATCAGCCGCGCTCGAGATTTGCATTGCACCACAATCAGTTGCATGAATTTGCGGATGTATAACGAAGTGTGGAATAGCGTTGAAGAAAAAATGGAAAAAGTTTTTATTGCACCACGCTCATGGCTAAAAAAAATTGATCCAAGTTTGCCAAATACATTTACGCTCGCTTGGACTGTTGACGATCTTTTTTTTAGTGGTAGAGCGTTTTGGTTCATAACTTCGCGCACAGCTGACGGCTACCCAGCAAGCTTTACGCGGCTACCAGCGAACCTTGTTGTAACCCGTGATCAAGTTGGACCGGTGTTTTATGCGCCATCAAAAGAGATTTATTTTCAGGGGCAATATGTGCCCTATGAGGATGTTGTGCAATTTTTGTGCCCAATTCAAGGCATTATTTATATGAGCGAGCAAGCTATTGCTACAGCTGTGAAACTTGAAGCTGCACGATTTAGAAACGCAAGCTCAGCGATCCCGGCAGGCGTATTGCAAGTGCAACCAAACTCAGAGCCGCTTTCACCTGATGAGCTGGCAGCATTGGCAAGTAGTTTCAATGCGGCTCGAGCAACAAACCAAACAGCGGCGCTATCGCCTGAAGTGCATTACATAGAAACAGCAACATCGCCTGACAAAATGCTCTTGATCGCAGCAAGCGAGTATCAGTCCGCTGATCTCTGCAGGCTCACCAATATCCCGCCCTACTTGGCGGGCATCAGCGTTGGCTCATACAGTTACCAAAACAGCAAAGAAAGCCGCGCAGATCTTTGGTCTTTTGGCACTCGAGCATATGCCGAGTGCATATCAAGCACATTAAGCCAAGATGCTTATTTGCCACGCGGAACATATGTTGAATTCAACACGGCAGAATATGTTGAAAACGATTATGAGCCAGCCAACGAAATGACAGAAAACACAAACCAAAATGAGGTAGGCTCACGAACATGATCAGATTAACCCCCACTCAGATCACGGTTGATGCGGCAGCGGCAGAGGGCTCGCCGCGCCGCACAATCAGCGGCGTTGCAGTAACTTACGGCGAAGTTGCAACTGTTAGCGATGGCACTCAAGTGAAAATTGTCCAAGGCGCGTTACCAGTTGAGGGCAGAAACCCAAAGCTTTACATGCAACACCAAAGCGATTTAATCGTTGGGCAAGTAACAGAGCGCGTTGATACACCTGAAGGCATGCTTTTTACAGCCAAAATCAGTGCCACCCGGCTCGGCGATGATGCGATGGAAATGGTTAAAGATGGCACAATCTCAGAAGTATCGGTTGGCATCACACCCACCAAATTTAAATATGACGATGAAGGCGTCATGGTCATCGAAGCGGCTCAATGGTCAGAGCTCAGCCTTGTTTCACAGGGCGCTTTCGAGGGGGCAGTAATAACAAAGGTGGCTGCGAGTATCCCACAAACTGATGAAAGTTTAGATAATAATAATATTCAAGAAACAACAAAGGATGAAAACAACATGAGCGAAACAGTTGAAACCCCAAAACCAACAAGTGTTACTGAAGCGGCACAATCAACCGCTGACAAACTTTTTGCACAACCAAAACGCGAACCACGATTGCCAAGCGCAGCAGAATTTGTTGCAGCATGGCATGCAGGTGGCGAAATCGCAGCACAAGCCGGCAGAGTATGGCAGGCATATCGCGATTATCACAAATCGCCAATTGAAGCTGCCGCAGGTGATGAAGTTGTTTCAAATATGCCCGGCATTATTCCTACACCAATTCTGGCACCTGTGTTTGAATCGCTTAACTACATTGCCCCAGTGCTTAATGCTTTGGGCACTCGAGCAATGCCAAATGGTGGTGGCGGATCAACATTTATTCGCCCAACATGGACAACGCATCCATCAGTTGCACAACAAGCAAGTGAGCTTGCAGCAGTATCGGCAACCACAGCTGTGATTGCCGCAAATACGGTTACAAAAGTAACTTTCGCGGGCAGCGCCAACATGAGTTATCAACTGATCGATTTTAGTGATCCTGCAGCAATGCAAATTGTGTTACGCGATCTCGCCGGGCAATATCTCTTGGCTATTGACAATTACGCTGCAGACAATCTTTTGGCAGCTGCATCATCGGATGGTGTTTGGGATCTCACACCCGAAGATCTGATGAAGTCAATTTATGATTGCGCTGTGTCAGTTTCGGCAGCAACAAACTTTTTGCCAACGCACATGTTTGTTGATCCAGCAACATGGGGCAAAATTGGACAGCTTGTAGATGACAGCAAGCGCCCACTTTTCCCAGCAATCGGCGCACCCGGTTTACAGGGTCAAAACTCGCTTGGCGCAGGCTCGGCAGTTTCTTGGTCAGGTCAAAACCCGCTTGGTTTGCAAATTGTTGTAGATAAGAATTTTGCAGCCAAAACAATGGTCATCATGAATCAAAACGCATTTGAGATCTATCGTCAGGATCGCGGCTTGCTTTCAGTAGAAAGCCCAACCACATTGGCGAGGACAATGAGCATTTTTGGTTACGCAGCAACTTTTGCAGCGGGCGAAAACTTCTCAATGATCCGCAAGATCACACAGGCTTAGCCTTAGGCGGGCAAACCGCTCATGGCAACTTACAACACATCAAGCAAACAGCTAATTGATAATTATGCTGTGCTGCAAACACTCGAAACCAACGATTTTACCGTTGGTCAAAACATAACTGTTTCGAGTGTTGGCGCACCATTTAACGGCACATTTCAAATAGTTGATCTACCTGAATACCTTTTTATAGGTGTTGATAGCAACGGTTTTTTTCAATTCAACAAAAATGTGCCGTTGCTTAATCAAGTGTTATTTGCTTGCGTAGGTGATGATGTAACACGCCAAGCAATAAGCGTTGGGCTAATTACTTATACTCAAGTTTGCACATGGATCACAGCCGGCAACATTGAGGATTGGTTAGGGATCGGCACAGCAACCGCAGCAGATACAGCGTTTTTAACGCAATGCGCGGCAGCTGCAAACGCATTTTGTTACAGGCGCAGACAAGAAGCAGGCTATTTTGACAGCCTTACAACTTCGCCTAGTGGTGATGTAACGCTGGGCACGATTATGTATGGCGGCAATCTTTACAGGCAGCGCGGCGCAGTAACAGATTTTGCAAGCTTTGATGGCATGGCAGCGGGCAGCACAAACGGGCTTTCACCAATGATCAAACAGTTGTTAGGTGTGAACAGGGCAACGGTTGCCTAATGCCAGTTGCTTACACAGATTTATTTAATCAAGCGCTCGACAATTTAAATACAAGCATTGGCGCAATCACAGGCATGCAAGTGGTAAACGATCCGCGCAACCTTGTCCCGCCATGCGCCTTTATTGACGCACCCAGCTTCACGGGCTGGAATTACAACATAGTAAAATTAGCTTTTCCAGTGCGCCTGATAACGCTCGGACCGGGCAACCTTGACGCACAACGAAGCCTATTAAACATGATGAGCAAACTATTGGCAGCCAACTTAGGTATAACGGATGGCAGACCAACGGTAGCTATCATTGGCGGCGCAGAGTATCCCGCCTATGATGTAACTGTAAACATGCAATCACAAACGGCTTAGAGGTAAAACATGGCAACATACATTGTTACAAGCGACAGGCTTGCAGGGTTTAAACGCGGCGATCAGCTTGAAGCTAAAGATATTAATGGCGACATTGAGCACCTGATTGAAGCCGGGCACATATCCCCACAAGGCTCAAAAAAATCTGCTAAAACTAAAGACACAGACACAGAAAAGGAATAACCCAAAATGGCGACAACTGTTTACCTCTCGAACCCGGCACTCACTATAAACAGCGTGGATCTCACAGATCAATGCACAAGTGCGGTTTTGACACTAAATTACGATCAATTAGAAACCACTAGCTTTGGTCAAACCGCTCGAGTGTTTGGTGCAAGCACAGTTACATCGTTGCAAAACAACACATTTGAAGTTGAGTTGTTTCAAAGCTATGCAGCAAGCGAAACTGAAGCCAGCATTTATAGCTTGGTTGGTATTCAAACAACTATTACGGTTTCACCAACCGCAGCTGGACTTGTAACACCAAGTGCAACCGCGCCAAAATACACTTTGACAGGCGCATATCTTGCAAGCCACACGCCAATCAATGCCAGCTTGGGCGAGCTCAGCACAATTACGTTGACTTTTACAGGTGGCACACTTACTAAAGCCACTTCATGATCTCGCGGCTTAAGCCGCTGAGAAATACAAACGCAAGACCGCGAGAGCGAAGCCTTGCCCGAGAAAGGATAACAAAATGCAATTAACGCTTAAAGCCGTATTCACTGACGGCACAACCCAAACCATTGAAACCAATTTGGCAACTGTGGTTGCATGGGAAAGAAAATATCGCCGCAAAGCATCCGAAATGGCATCCGGCATTGGTGTCGAGGATCTTGCCTTTATGTGTTACACAGCATCACAAAAAGCGGGCGTAACTGTGCCAGCCACACTTGATCTTTACATTGACAAGCTGCGAAACATTGAAGTGGTGGATCAGAACATCCCAAAAGTAGGCGAGGAAGTTTAAGATATGCGCTTGCTGAAATCTTGGTTGCAACAGGGTTTTGGGGTGCTGAAACATTTGAAATTGATGATGTGAACACCGTGATAGAAATCCTTAACAGACAAAGCCGGGCAAAATAATGGCTTATACAGCGCGCATAGAAGTGCATGGCATCAAAGAAGCATTGGCTGAGCTAAACAGCTTTGATCCAAAATACCGCAGGCAGGTAACTAAAGACATTGCTAACGCTGGGCAAAAGATCATTGTGAGCGCTCGAGACATGATTAAAAACTTTGATAACAGCGAAGGCAACGGTGCGCCGTTATCGGGCATGTATAAATCAAAGCTTGTAAAAGGGCGTGATGTGTATTGGGATAACAACACTGTGCGCGCAGGTTTTAAAGTAAAGGTTGGTGCAGCTGCACAGCGGCAAAGGCTTGTTACTTTCAAAGATAAGTTTGATCCTGAAACAAACCCGCGTGAAAGCCACAATGTGTTATTCAAGGCAAAGCCTTATCAGTTGATGGTGATCCAACAAAAAGATGCTGCCGGCGCAATTTATGATCATGCAGGCAGGCGCACCAAAGGCATATTTGTAACAAATTTAAATGCTGAGGTTGGTTTAGAGCCACGCGCTATTGATCCAGCTGTGGACATGCACAAAGAAACAGTTGAGCAAGAAGTGCTGGCAATTGTCGAAAAAGTTATGGAAAAAGTAAACAGAAATTTGCAGGTGCGTTATGGCAATTAACATCCCAATAATCTCGAGCCTTGATAGCAAAGGTTTTGAAAAAGCGGCGCTCGAGTTTAAGAGCCTTGAAACAAACAGCCAAAAAGCTGGCTTTGTCATGGAAAAAGCTTTTTTGCCGGCTGTGGCTGCGCTTGCCGGGCTTACGGCTGCAGCTGGGTTATCGGTAAAAGCTGCAATTGAGGATGAAGCCGCACAAGCTCAATTGGCTAAAACTTTGCAAAATGTTGTGGGTGCAACTGAAGGACAAATCGCTGCGGTTGAAGCAAGCGTGGCGGCGATGCAAATGGCTACCGGCGTATCGGATAGTGAGCTACGCCCGGCTTTTGCAAGTTTGACGCGCGGCACAAAAGATTTGCAGGAAGCAAACAAGGCGCTCGCTTTAGCAATGGATATCAGCGCTAGCACTTCTGCCGATTTGCAGAGCGTGAGCGATGCCTTAGCGCTTGCCTACGGGGGCAACACTAAAGCACTAGCCAAACTCAGCCCTGAGTTAAAAGTCGCAATTAAAGAGGGTGCAACGCTCGATCAGGTGATGGGCACACTTACCAAAACTTTTGGTGGATCAGCTGCAGTTGCAGCCGGCACAGCTGAAGGGCAATTTAGGCGATTAAATGTCGCACTTGATGAAGCTAAAGAAAGCATTGGCAAAGCATTGTTGCCAGCGGTTGAAGCTGTTTTGCCATTATTAATTAGTTTTGGTAATTGGGCTGCCGAGCATGTTGGTGTGATCGAAGCTGTGGGTCTTGCCATTGCTGCGGTTGCTGCAGCACTTGTTGCTTATAAAGCTGCTCAGGTGCTTGCTAACGCGGTAACGGTTGTGGCTACGGCACTTAATTTTGCTAACGCTGCATCACTTGCTGCGGTTGCTACAGCTGGCACAGCGGGTGTTGCTGCGGCAGGTATTGCGGCAGGTTTGGTTTTGGTTGGCGGCGCAATGCTTGTGTTTAAAAATCAAAACAAGGCTGCAGCGGTTGCAACTACAGAGCTGGGCACATCAGCAAAAAGCACAGCTCAAGACATGGGCAGGCTGGGTTTTACGCTTGATTATATTCGCGGCACAAAAATCGCTGAATACATGGCAGAAACAGAAAAAGAAACAAAGAAAGTTGCCAGCGGTGCGAATAGCGCAGCCGATAAAGCCAAAGAGCTTGCAGAAAAAACAACTGAAGCCGCCAAAGCATTGCGCGAATATATGGGTGCGGCACTCGATGACGCTAAAAGCAAACTGGACAAAGCGCAAAGCGCCTTTGATAGTTTCAGCGGATCAGTCGCACAAGTCATCACAGATGCACTCAATTTTGGCAAAGCATTTGAGGAAGGCGGCGAGGATGCCGGCACAACCTTTTTTAGTGCACTACAAAAACAAGCAGACAAAACAAAAGAATTTGGTGATTTAGTCGAGCAATTGCTTGCTGCAGGTTTATCTCAAGATGCCTTGCAACAAGTCATTGATGCCGGCATAGATAGCGGCTCAGCAATCGCCAAAGAGCTTTTAGCGTCATCAGAAAATGTTTTGCGGGCAAACACCCTTGTAGAACAAACACAAGCCATTGCCGAGCGCATAGGTGAGCTCTCAGCACAAAAGTTTTATGGCGCAGGCGTATCAAATGCCAAAGCATATTTGCGTGGTGTCGAGGAAGCGTTAGCTGCAGCGGAAAGCCGCCTATCGCGCAAAGGTATAAATTTTGCCGATGTTAAAGGCATCAGCACAAGCTTCACTGAAGCAATCAGCGCGCCAAGTGTGTCGCCCGTAGTAATGCCAAACATCGCTGAGCTCGATGCTCGGCGCAATGGCGGTGCTGTAACTATCAATGTAAACAGCCAGCTGGCAACAAAATCTGAGGTAGGGCAAGCGGTAACTGATGCGCTGCGCGCCTACAATCGCACAGCTGGACCGGCACAATTTGAGATCGCATAATGTCAGGCGTTGCAGTAGTTGGCTCAGGTAATTATGAATTGTTTATTGATACCGGCTTTGTGCAGGATGCGTTTTTGCTTGATGATGCAACCGCAGGTGTTTTAGACAATACAACCTATGTTCTCGATGGCACAACAAATTTTGCTGGGGTGCTTGATGGTTGCACAAATGTTTCGGTAAGGCGCGGCAGACAAGATCAAGGCGATCAGTTTTCGCCCGGCACAATGAGTTTTACCATGCTTGACACTTCAGGCATTTTTAACCCGTTTGATGAAACTTCACCATATTGGGATGAGACAACACAGCAACCGGGTTTAGCACCATTGCGGCGCGTAAAACTGCAACGCTACGATGCCACGAACACAGCACAAGACATTTTTAACGGCTACATCATTAATTATGATTACAATTTTGCGCTGGGCGGTTTGGACACAGTAACGGTTTTTTGTGCAGACCAGTTTTATTTGTTGGCGCAAACCGTCATGGATGAATTTAATGTTAGCGAGGAATTATCTAGCACCCGGCTTGAAGCTGTGCTAGATCTACCTGAGGTAGCTTTTCCAGTAGCTCAACGCGATATTCAAACCGGCACAGTTACTCTTGGCGGCGCAGCTGCGTTTACAGTGCCGCAGGGCACAAATGTTTCACAATATTGCTCACAAATAAACCAAGCTGAGCAAGGCAGGCTATTTATGACACGCTCAGGTGATCTGCGTTTTGAGCCAAGAATAGGCAACACGCTCAGCGGATCAGTTGCAGATTTTCACGATGATGGCACAAATTTTAAATTTAACGGGGTAGGCATAAGTTTTGAAGCGGATCAAGTTGTCAATCGAGCAACGGTAACTATTGCAGGCGGCAGCCCACAAACCGCAGATGACGCAGCAAGCCAAGCAACCTATTTTGTGCAAGCGGTAAACATCAGCGAAAGCCTTTTGCACAACGATGCCGCAGCATTGGCACTTGCAGAATACTTGTTAGTGCCCCAGCCCGAGCCGCGTTATACAAGTGTTGAAACCCAATTTAACATGCTTACAAATGCCCAAAAAGATGTGCTGGCAACAATAGAAATTGGCAACACAATCACAATTGAAAAAACAATTGGGGCAACCGAGCTTGCCCAAGAGCTAGCAATTGAAGGCATTGAGCACTATTTAAGTTTTGATGCTGGGCACTCGATCACGCTGTTTACAAGCCCCACCACAGTGGTTTATGAGCTTATTTTGGATGACGCTATCTACGGCATCATTGATGCGCTCAATGTTTTAGGATAATGTAAAGGACACTTATGGCAATTCAAGATTTTACAGCCGGGCAAGTTTTAACTGCGGCACAGATGGACAGTTTGCAGGCTAATGATTACAACTGGACAGTCAGCACCAAGACCGCTAGTTATGTTTTGGTTGCAGCTGATAAAGGCACTCGAGTTGTAATGAATAGCGCAAGCGCGACAACGATCACGGTGAACACAAGCATTTTTGCTGCAGGCGACACATTGTTTATTCAAAACATAAACACGGGCACTTGCACAATTACAGCCGGCACATGCACAGTTAATACAGCTGGAAGTTTGGCGTTGGCTCAATGGCAGGGCGGTGTTTTGTATTTTACAAGTGCTAGCACAGCGATTTTTTTTTTAGCGGGTAGTGGCACAGGATACGGCACAGCCACAGGTGGTTCATCGTCGAGCATTACGGTTGGCGGCATAAATTACACCCTTTTGACTTTTACAACTGATGGCACATTGACGGTTACAAAGTCAGGTTTGTTTGATTATTACATGGTGGGTGGCGGCGGCGGTGGCGGCGTTAGGACTAATGTCGATACGGTTGGCGGTGGTGGCGGTGCAGGCGGTATCGCAACAGGAACAATCTATTTATCAACCAATCAATCAATTGACATTGGCGCAGGCGGCGCTACACGAGTTAGCGGTCTAGGTTCGTCAATCGGTAATGGTGCCGGTGCTATTTCGATCGGTGGTGGCGGTTTTGGTGCAGGCAACATCACGGGTGCAGGATATATAACAGGCGGCGATGGTGCGTCAGGTGGCGGCGCAACAAACGGCAATGCACCAAACACAGGTGGCGTTGCTGCAATTTCAGGTGTAACAGGTTATGCAGGTGGTAGCACAGTTGTTTATCCAACTACACAAGCAGGCGGTGGCGGCGGCGGTGGTAGTGCGGTAGGTGCAAGCGTTGCAAGCGGGACAACTGGCGGTGCTGGCGGTGCTGGTGTAGATATTTCAACATTTTTAGGGCAAGCAGGCGGCACAACTTTGGTTGCTGGCGGCGGCGGTGGCGGTGGTAATACTGGCGGTGCAGGCGGTAGCGGTGGCGGTGGTGCAGGTGGATCGGGCGCAAATCCCGGCACAGCAGGCACAGCAAACAAAGGTGGCGGTGGCGGTGGCGGCGGCAATAGCGGCACACAAAACGGCGGCGCAGGCGGCAGTGGCGTTGTCTATATTCGATTTAAGGTCTAACTATGAGCGCACAATATTTTGCACAAATTGACGAAGACAACATTGTTATAAATGTTGCAGTTGTTACAAGCGAATTTATGGCTGCAAACCCTGACCGGTATCCCGGCACATGGATCGAAACATTTATTGACGATCCAAACAAAACCTACGCAGGTATTGGTTTTACATACAACGAAACAACACAAGATTTTGAACCGCCATACATTGAACCGATAGAGCCCTAATGTGCGTTATTGGTTACTTACAATTGCATTGTGCGCTAGTTGTGCAACAAGTAAAACAAACACAACAGGCGGCGTTAAAGTCCGCAATCTATCAGTAAGCGAGGTTTGCCAATATGGATCGCCTGACCGGTGCGAAATTAGAAAATGACCAACTGCATGCCCGGCTGATTGTCAGCGTGGGCATATTGATGGCAATCACATTTGTTTTAATGGTTGTTGGTTTGTTGTTTGGTTTGTTGTTTGTGTCCATGCCTGAGGAATTATCGCCGCTCGATAGCAAAATAGTTGATTTGTTAAGCACTATTTCGGTGTTTTTAACGGGTGCGCTATCAGGTTTGGTGTCTGCTAACGGTATTAAAAACCGCGATAAAAACAACAATGGCATAGCTGACGATCTAGAAACCGTTTAATCGTGAAGCCTTACATTGTTGCAAATCAACCGGTTGTTAAAGCGCCTTTGCCGGGCATGGATGAGTGGATTAGGCAGGCAGTCAAATATGCGGATGGCTGTTTATGGAATAACGGCAGCTGGGTTATTAGAAACATGAAAACCAAAGGAAAAGAGCATTTGGTTTCTAATCACTCGAGAGGGTTGGCAGTTGATCTTTCTTACCGTTGGCAGGTTAAACAGGGGCGCGGTAAACCTGATGGTGAAAAACTTGCACAAGTGTTTTTGAACAAGGTTTTGCAACACGCTGAGGTTTTAGGGGTGCAGCTTGTGATTGATTACAATCGCAATCGCAGTTGGAAAATTGATCGAGGCACTTGGAAAGCTGGCAATTTTGAGCCGGGTGATTGGCTGCATTTTGAAGCAGATCCGGATCTTATAAAAGATGTAAAAGCTGTGAAAAGCGCTTGGGATAAGGTTTTTAGCGTAATCCCGCAAACACTCTAAAACCTTTACTAAACTTGGATCACCATCCGAGAAAGGTTAGGTGCTTATGCCCTTATTAACTAAAACCGCTATAGCTATTTTCGCTAGTCTCACTTCGCTTTTTATTTTAAGCAAACCACCCGCGCCCACAACTGACGATCTGCAACCACGCTACACAAGCGTTTATGTGGGCTATGAAGCGCCCATAGTGCCAACCAGCCAAGCGCCCACAACTACGCTCAAAACGGCTCTAAAAGGCTGTGATGCCGTATTTGCAATGGCTCAACATGTGGGCTGGGATGCAGATCAGCTTGGCACACTAATTGCGGTTGCCCAACGCGAAAGCCGCTGCCAAACTGACGCTTTCAACCCGGCTGACACCTACGGGCAATCCTATGGGGTGATGCAAATCAATGATTTTTGGTGCAAACCATCACGCTATTTTAAACAAGGCTATTTGCAGGCTTATGGTTTGCTCGATACATGCCAAGATCTATTTGATTTGGAAACAAACATGCGCGCAGCGTTAAACATTTACCGTTATTCAAACGGGTGGCGGGCATGGGGCGGCAAATGAGGCACTTCATTGTTGCATTTGTCTTACTGTCTTACACGCTTGTGATAGGTTTTTTAAACAATCATTAACTAGAGAAAGGGTTAATAATGTCCGAGAAATTTGATGTTGAAGTAATCAACCAACTGTGTGTGGTTGTGCGGCAGCGTTACGGTGAAAACGCGGTTGAAGCGCTTGTTGGTGCTCTATCGAGTGTTTGCAGTTTTAAGCAACTTGAAACGCTTTTAGCTAGGTGGTCTGAAAATGTCTGATGATCTTTACCACGACCCGCAGCTAAAAGCATTGATGCAAGTGATGCAAGACATCACAAGCAACAAAGTGCCGTTTTATGAGCCCCATGAGTTGGCAGCTCGAAGCACACTTAGAGCAATTCAGTGGCAGATTGATGATCACAATGTTTTAGATGATGGCGAGCTGATTGATGTGCTTAATCAAGCGCGCATTGAAATTAAGTATTTGTGCAGCATCATCACAGATTTTAAACAACGCATTGCCAATCGTGATAGTGAAATTAGGGCTTTAGAACACATTGAAAAAATGCAAGCCAAAGAAATACGCGAACAGCAATCAAAACTTAATGAAAATGAAGTAGAAATTCAGCGCCTTGAAAGATTGGCGGCTAACAATGTCTGAACAACTGGCAATGTTTGCGCCGTCAAACGGGCTTGGCGGCCATAAAGAGCTTTCTATCGTTGATCGTAATGTGGTGGTGATTGCGCGTAATGCTCACACAACAAGCATCAAAGCGGCTTTGCGCGCCCAGCCACGATCCGGCACGAAACGCAGATTGGTGTTTGACTATTTGCGAACACATGATGCAACTGATGAGGAAATTGAGCGCGCATTAAGTATTTCGGGCAACACGGTGCGCCCAATTCGAGGCTCACTTGTTAAAGATGGGTTGATTGTTGATAGTGGTGCAAGGCGTTTAACTATTGCAGGCAATGAAGCAATTGTGTGGTCTGTGAAATGAGCGGTTTTAAGCTTGGCGATTATGTTGATGTGCCAACACGGTTGGCGATGGCGCTAAAAAAATATCCTGATTTACGGATAGCGGAAAGCCGCCCACAAATAGTTGAGGTTGATCAGCAAAAATATGTTGAGATTAGTTGCACAGTTTGGCGTGATGCTGAGGATCTTGTGCCGGTTGTGGCTTATTGCTGGGAACAGATACCGGGCAAAACACCTTACACACGCGGCAGTGAGATGATGAATGCCAGCACAAGCTGTTTGGGCAGAGCGCTTGGATTTCTCGGGCTCGGTATCGGTAAAAGTATTGCTTCGCGTGATGAGGTTGAAACCGCTCAAGCTCGACAAGCACCCGCCCAGCTTGCTGCCGTTGTGCCTATGCGAAACGAAATGCATGAAGTGCCTTTCCCGGATGAACCGCAGCGCGATTATGCAACGCCAAAACAACTTGGGATGATGCGCGCTTTAGCTAACGGGCAAGGCTTAAAAGGTGATGATCTTAAAAGTTTCTGCAGTGCTACTGTGGGGCGCGAAATAAACACAACTGGCGATCTTTTGAAGCATGATGTAAGCAAAGTGATTGATGCGTTAAAAGCTTTAGATAACAAATAAAACTTAATAACGGGCATGGCTTGCATCAGTGCAATGATGTGTGCAACACGCGGAAAGCGCGGGTAGGTGATCTATGTGGCGACACATGATCAAGCAAAAACGATATAAGAGTAGGGTGCTGTGCGAGGCAAAACAGCGGGGGGCTTAGCGCACTAGGTTTAAACACACACAAACAACAAATAACAAAACAAAAACAAACCACAAACATAAGCTCGAGCACATGACATACCAACACAAACTAGGACAAGGCGCACAGCGCCGCGTCAGCACAAGCGAAGCGCGTGAGCAATGAGCAACAAACGACAAACACACAAACACAAACTCGCACAACAAACCCGCTCAAGTGCAGAATACAAACACAACCGCAAACTCATATTGCAAGACAAACCAAACTGCCATTGGTGCAACCAAAGACAAGCCACAACCGCAGACCACCTAATCGAAGTAGATCGCTGGGATCACACACAACCCGGCATCAACGCACTCGACAACCTTGTGCCCGCCTGCAAACAATGCAACTCATCACGCGGCGCACGATACGGCAACTTAAAAAAACTAAACATCTACGAACCCGCGCCCAGCGTAAACATCAACGCACAAAAAAATTATGCAACACAACGCATTTTTATACAGAACACAGATGAC